GGCCTTCTCGCGGTTGCTGGCCTGCATGAAGCGCGGCAGGTCGATCGCGAGCTGCTCCACGAACTCATTGAGCAGCTGCTGGCCGGAGCGCTTGCCGGTGGTGTCCACGACCTTCAGGGCGCTGTTTTTACCGCTGCGCTCCACGGTCAGACCGTTGGAAAGCTCCAGCTTGATGTGCGGAGGCAGCGTGCTGCCTTCGTGCTCGGCATTGCTCGGGCGGTAACGATCACCGCCGAGCGCCCACGCAATCGCGTCCAGCACGGACGTCTTGCCCTGGCCGTTCTTGCCGCCGATCACGGTCAGACCGTTGGCCGATGGCTCGAGCGCGACGGCCTTCACGCGCTTGACGTTCTCGACCTGCAGGGCGTTGATCTTAATGGTCATTATTATCGTTCATCTCCTTAGAAACATGCTTTTTCACGACGCGGACGATGTCGAGCATGGTCTCGCAGTCCGCAGCGATCGGGAACTCGTCGTCCTCACAGACGGCGCAAATGGGGCAGCGGTCGCATCTGTTCATGGGGCGCATCGTTTGCCCTCCTATTCCAGGCGTCAACAGAAGCTTTCCGGCCTTCTCTCTCACCGACGACGCGACCGTGGACGCGAGCACCGCATTGTTCGCAGTAAATCCAGTGAGGGAATCCCATGTTCATCATTTTTGCTTTGCCTCCGCAAAACGGGCAAGGTTTCAATTCAGTCATCCTTCACCCTCCCACACTTCACACACACGCCGTCTTTCCACACATGGTCATTCCGAGGGCAGAGCAGAGCGGACAGGCGGTCTTGTAGAGCGTCGCGCTCTAGCGTCATTTTTTCTGCCGTTTGATACCAAAAATCACCGCGCTTTTCAAACGGCGAAAGGAACTCTCTAAGTTCCTCGATCTCCGCATCCTTCTCGTTCTCGATGGTTAGCCGTAAGCTGATCTCATCCCAACGGCGGTCGCGCTCTTCCTGCGTCAGTTTCTTCTGCTCGTCCAGTTTCGCCCACAGGACGAACACGGCAGCGAGCGAGCCGATGGAGAGCAGGGCGAGAAACGCGATGATCAAGTCTTTACTCATTTGTGTACCTCCTACCACAAAGAAATCTGTTCCGATTCGGTCACGTTTTCGCAGTTTCTGACTGCTTGCTGATAATAACTGGGCTTCAGCTCGATCCCGATTGCGCGCCTTCCGCTCTGGAGCGCAACCACGGCCTCGGATCCGATGCCGAGGAACGGTGTCAGAACGACGTCGCCGGGATTGCTCCACAGATTCAGAGCACGGCGGATCACCGTAAGCTGCAGCGGGCAGATGTGCCGCTCGTCCTTTTCATCACGTGCAGATGATGCCTGCAGCGTGTCGGACGGGTTGATGTCCGTCCAGATCGGAGAGGCGTATTTCTGCCAGATCTCGACCGGAAAAGTCTCGTTCGTATGGCTCACGGGCTCCGGATTGTCTCCGGGCTTCCGCATCGTGACAAGGTAATCCGGGATGCCTTGTCTGCTCATGCAGCTGTCCTTTTTGAGCTGCTTGTGCAGCAGGCTGATTGCCTTTGTGCGCTGCATGGCGATCACAGGATCTTTCCAGATGCAGACCTGAGAGTGCAGCACGAATCCAGAATCCTCAAATAGCTTTATCAGCTCTCCGCGGAAGTCACGCAGACCGATGACGCCGTCGCGTTCCTTGCTGAGTGGCAGATCCATGCAGTGGAAAGAAATCAGCCTGCCGGGGATCAGAACACGGAACAGCTCGTCCACGATGAATTTGAACTGCTCATAAAATTCTGCTGTCGTGCGGCAGTTTCCGAGATCCCGCTCACTGTTGGAGTAGGTGTACAGGCTCGCGAACGGGGGAGAGAAGATGGAATAATGCACGCTGCTGTCCGGGATGCTTCTCAAGATCTCCGCGCTGTCTCCGTTGTAAAGCGCATATCGTTCAGACACGGCCTGATCGATCACGTTCACGCAATCCATGCCGGAATCACCATCCTTTCTGTTGTGATATAAGATTCGCTCATTCTCACGGTGTGCTGGATCTCGGCCGCCAGAATGTCTTTTGTGAATTTGACAAGCTCCTGCGTCATGCGCTGCGCGTCGGCCTGCTTGCGCTCGATATTCTGCTTCACGCAGCCCTCGGCCTCGCTAATGATGATATAGACCGTGACAGGCCGCGTCTGGCCGAATCTCCAGCAGCGGCGCATGGCTTGGTAATACGCCTCAAAGCTGTCTGACAGGCCGACAAAAATCATGGTATTGCACTGCTGCCAATTCATGCCCCATCCGGCGATGCTCGGTTTTGAGACCAGAACACGGTTTGTGCCGTCTGTGAAGCCGTTCATGGCCTGCTCTTTATATTCCGGTGTCTGGCTGCCGCGCACTTCCACAGCGCCATTGATTGCAGCTGTGAGAGCCTCGCTTTCGGCGTTCAGATCGCACCAGACCAAAACCTGTTCGGTCGTGGCATTGGCAATGTCGGCAGCGGCGCGGACACGATCTCCCATGCTGTTTCGTCTCGCGGCTCTGCGCTCGTTCAGTGTCTGGACAGTCTCGGCAAACAGAAGCGTCTGCCCGGAATTGTCCTCGATGTTGCTGGATTTCGTGACGACCTCGACGATGTTCAGCTCCGGCAGATTGAAAGCGCTGCCGTCATAGCCGAGATCAGCCGGATTCGTGATGCAGCACGCCCAGCTCGCCACCCATTCAAAGAACTTCGTTTCTGCGTGGCCTTTGAGCCGCCATTTTGAAGTATTTCCGCCATCGTGACAGAAGAACGTGGAGAGCATTTCCGGCTGCGTCATAATGCCGAGAAATTCCGAGTGCGTGCCGAGCTCCATGTAATCATTAGGAGACGGCGTCGCAGTGCAGCAGAGCTTAAACGGAGTATGTCTGAACATTTCCGTCAGCATCTTCCTTGTGGAGCTGGTCGCATCTTTCAGAATGGAGCTTTCGTCCAGCACGACGCCAGAAAAATGATCCGCTTCAAAGTGGGACAGCATTTCGTAATTCGTGATATTTACGCCCGGCTGCACGTCGCGCTGTTTTCGGCAGACGGTCACCGGAACGCCGAATTTGATGCCCTCGCGCTGCGTCTGTACCGCAACGGCCAACGGCGCGCAGATCAGAACGGGCTTGCTGGTATGCGCGGAGACCTGCGCTGCCCACTGGAGCTGCATGGCGGTTTTGCCGAGGCCACAATCCGCAAAGATCGCGGCGCGGCCTTTCATCAACGCCCAGCGCACGATGTCGCTCTGCCAGCCAAACAGCGCCGGGTTATTGCTCGCCGGCTCAAATCCAACAGGATTGGATTTGATTTCCTTCGTTTTGAGGAATTCGTGATAATTCATCGGCCATACCTCACATCCCACGGGATAAACAGATCCCCATAGATTTGCTTCAGGGCTGCGTCCATGTGTGCCTTGCTGTACTCCACGTCCTTCGTGTCCTCGTTCCAGATGTCGGCATAGTCGCCGTAGATCTCGACCATCGCGGCGTTGAACTTCTGGAGCCGTCCAGCGCCGAATCCGAACTCACGGTTCAGAATGATCGAAGCCTGGTCGAGGCACAGCTGCCGGGTGAAGTGCTGAGTAGTCAGGAACGTCTCGCGCCGGATCGCGTCGATTCGCCTCACCAGCGAGTTCTGCTTAGCCATCCTGCTCCACCTCGCTGATCAGCCAGTGCAGGTACTTCTCGGCTTTCTTCAGGTCTTCCAGGCCGTTCTTGTGATGCCACCGCCAGATGTACTTCAGAATCGTACCGGACAGATAGGACTGGAAGCCGTCCAGCCCGGTCGTTGCGGCTCGGATCGCGTTGATGCACTCGATGCCGCCGGCGGTGTAGTGGCTCGGGTGGTTGACGTTGTCAGGTACCGGATCTGCGGTTTTCGGTTCCGGGGCCGGAGCAGGATCCAGCTTGAACGCCTTCTGCTTCTTCTTCGCGGCGTTCTGCTCGTTGCTGATTCGGCTCTTGACTACCTCAAACGGCAGCCCCATCTCCTGCGCGATCTCCAGCACAGTCCAGTTCCTGTCGCGGAGTTCGTGCAGCCGGTCGAGCATTTCCTGCGTCCATACAGTTCTCGCCATCAGGAGCACCCCCCCTCAATCAGCTGCTTCCATTCCTTCAGCGAATGGGGAACGTC